TTCAAATGGAGCCATATCATATTCAAGTCTCAATTCATACAGTTCTTTTTTGATTTCGTCTATCCGTTTTTCTCTATTTAACTTGATGATGTTGTTCTCGATGTACTCAAATTCAGATAATTCAACAGTCTTGATTTTTCCATTCTCAATCAATTCGTTTTCGGCTAAAGTGTATTTTCCTGCCTTATACAGCTCCTCTTTTGTCGCCTCTCTTAGATTTCCGTTGTCCAAAACTGGATTTTGATATTCCAGTTCACTCCAGATGTGCTTTTTTGAATCCCAATTTGGGTAAAATAAATCAGGACTGCTTTTAAACTCTTCCAAGTTAGTGATAATCGGTCTCGCTATTATTTCGAGACTTTTTTTATCATAGATTACAACATTCATTTATATTTTCCTCCTTTTTTTATAATTCGCTATCTCCATTTTCCAATAGCCAAGTAAGATGCGGAAACACTTCCAGGAGCATTTGTTCTAGCTTTAAATGCTGTTCCACTTGTCGTTTCGCCCGAAGCTATATAAGCACCACCGTTTACAGTGAGTACCAAGGAAACAATCGCCCCTAAGTTTGTTCCGTAATTGTTCACAGTTCCTGCTGGACTTGCTATGCAAGTTCCAAATCCTAGAATGATTCCGTTTGAAAATTTAATGTGATTGCTTCCAATTTCTAATAATCCTTCTACCCTATCTGAAATTGGCTTATTGCTTATTGCTCTAAACTTTGTAGCATCGTTATATGTCAAGTTTGTATTCTCTATGCATTCGTAATAGAACTTGGTAACGTTGTCGTAATAGAACTTACCTTTAGTTTTATTACTCACGTCCTGTATATTTCCACCAAACTCCATTCCTATAATTTTTGATAGCGCCTGCATTTCCAAATATCTTCTGTCTGCTGACTCTCTTGTTAAATATGTTAGCGAATTGTCTATAGTTACATTTATAGTTGCAGCCTGATCTATTACAATGATACATTTTTCAATAATATCAATTGCATTTTTCCCATTGTAAACTGGAATATAATCGCCGTCTGTTCCTTTATTGTATGCATACAAAATTTCTGTTCCTGAATCATCCTGTGCGTATATTCCCATTTCAGAAATTTTATAAGAGTTTGCTATCGCACTTGCTCCACTTCCAGTTTTGTTAGAAACGACAAATGTAAATTCCACGTTTCCGTTAGCTTTTCTCTCGTAAGAATTTATCGGAAATTCATTTCTCTTGTCAATCAAATCTGTTAATTCTCTATCGTTTCCTGTATTGTATCCTGCTCCAATCTTGAATTTTGTAACATTTATTTTAGTTTCGTTATTTACGGCTCTTGCTATAAGCTCTCTCCCCTTGTTTGTTATTTCCCATCCAATATAATTAGCCATTTCCTCCTCCTATCTTATTCCTAAATTATTTTCTTTTACTACTACATTTACAATTCCTTGATTTAATTTTTGCTCCATCCAAGGAAGCTCAAAATCCCTCTCGTTCAGAATGTTAATTATTTGTTTTTCATAAAAAATTCCTACATATTTGCCCAAATTTGAGCTTCTTTCAAACGTCAACGCTTCCAGCCAGCTACGTTCGTTCTTGTATTCATTTACAACATCGAGAACTTTCAGATAATCCTTTTCATCCTTTAAATCGCCTAAAGTAGATATTTTGAAATATCCTGGTCTGCCTCCATATTCAAACCATTCCTTTATTTCGGCATTTCTGAAGAGGATTTTGCAGATTGCTCTTACACTTCCTAAAGTTCCTTTATTAAAATGTGCTACGACTGCCATCTTTACAAGTTTCCTTTTGTTCTCAATAGCGGTATTTTCTCCAACATAGTCAACATGATATTCCCACAATAAATAATCAATTTCCATTTCACTTAATTTATCAATATCAAGAAAAAACTTATTCATTATTCTGTTTTTTTGTTGTTTTATCGCATAATCTATTGATTCGTATATCCATTTGGTTGTTTTATCTGTGAGAGTCGATTTTGCCGCAATGTCGGTTAATTTCAAATCTTGTACAGTTGTCATAACTCTTCAACTCCTTGATAGTTACTTGTGATACCGTTATTTATTCCAACCTGGTTAAAACTCAATTTTTGGAATGCAGGGCTTCTCAGTACTGCTCTCTTAACTCCAGCTATTTTTAATCTTTTAATCAGTTCATCCGGATTTATATCCTTGCCTATTTTCTCTTTCTGCCATTCGACATATTCCTGAACTGTTTTGTCTACGTTAGATTTGATGACATTTACGAGAGTTTCGTTATCTTTGTCAATATAATAGTCAAAATCTATCGAATAATTAATTTTATTCGGCTCTTTAATGTTCACGTTGTCAGTCAAAGGACGTACATTTTCTTCATTAAGCACCGCCTTTACCTTTTCTTTGAGTTCCTGGCTTACAGCACCTATGTCAGTCCATATATAGATATCTACATTGGTTGCTGAGGGCGAATGGACTTTAACATCTATAATGTTTGTGCTTGCTGTCTTAGTCCAAAAAGTGTATGCTCCCGAACTTCCAGCTGTGGTAAAGCTTTCAGGAATTTCCCTTATTCTCTCTCTGTAGCTTTCATCTGCTTCTTCATTTGTCCCTGAATTACTTTCTGTAATGTTTTCAACCTTTGCATAATTAGGGAATATATCAACCATATCCTTAATTTGCCCAACTGGGATACCGTTTCCAATAATTCCAAGCGTATTACATGTAGCTTTTCCATCAACTGACAGATTTCCTCTCGTTATCTTGTATTCCTCATCTGTTTTAAAATAAAGCTCGTTGTATCTAATTCTTGAGCCTTTTGGGATTACAGTATCCGTTGTTTGAATGTTTGAAATATAGAATCTAAATGTAGCTACTGCTGGCTGTTCAATAAGCCTTTTACCTCTGTTTCCATAAAATTCTCCCTTCAAATCCAGCCTTTCATCCCTTGCAAACCTCAAATAATTCTGCTTAATATCATCGTTGTATTTTTCTTCTAGTAAAGTCAGCTGATACGCTACTGTACTGAAAATTAATGTTTCAGGACTTGCTTCTGTCAAACTCCTTCCGCTAAGTTCCTGAAATTTATTAATCATATCTCTTTTTATTTCCCATGCATCGCTGTCTATCGCTTCATATTCCTCAAAATTATCCAATATTTATCACCTCAATTCCCAGTTCAATATCAAAATCATTATTGTGTTTATCTGTCATTTTTATTTCTGTGGTTTTTAAAATTGCCCTCGGCTCATATTTCCTGAACATCTCAAGCAACTGAGACATTATTTTATTTTCCACAACGTTTATATTTTTATCTATTAAATCGCTGTCAAAACTGAAATCACGGTTAAGTGGCTGTTCTTCCTTACAAACTCTTAAAAGCATTCCAACATTTGTTACAATTTCCTCAATATAATTTTTTGGAGCATAATTAATTTCTTGATTAGACGAAACATGTATCATTATTTACCTCCAGTCTGATTTCTCAAAAAATTCAGCAAGATCTGTCTATCTGTTTCATCAAAATTTTTAGCATAATTAATCATTTCATTAACTTTATCTGCTGTAATCATTCCAGCTCTCACTAAATTCATCAGTTCATCAATTTTGGCATCTTTTTTGATTTTTTCAAGCTGGCTCAGTATTTCGTTTTTCTTGTTTTCTGCGACTTGAATAGCTTTATCCACTTTTTCAAGTGTGCTGTCTACTTTATTTTTTACTTTTTCCGCAAATTCCTGTAATTTTGTTTTCTGCTCGACTTCAACATTCGCAGCTTCTGCTTCAACAAGTTCTTCCTGCTCTTTCTTTTGAGCTTTTAACTGTTCTATTATCTGATTATATTTTTTAGGATCATCTATATATTCCTTTAACGTCAGGTCTAAATTTATATAATCGAATTCAGAAGTCTCTTTATTGAAATAAGAATTCTTTTCACTTATATCTATTATCAAAAACGGAAAAGCTCCAAATGTTTGCCCACCTAGCGTTAGATAATCATATTCTCCAAACTCCCACATAGTCTTTATTTTATCAAGCTGTTCCGATGGTGTTGTTTCTTGTAATAACGAAGAAATCAATGTAATTCCAAAAGTTATTTCAGTTAATTCTCTGCCTTGATGTCTTAACATGCCAGGTCCGTATATTGGGTTGTGTTCAGATATTTTAGATTTATATGATCTATTTATCTGATTATTGATTGAAAATACTTTTTTGTCGGATACTTCAAATATTACATCTCCGAGACTTCCTATCATTATTCAGGTCCTCCTGTCTTGTCGCCGCCAATCATAATGCCACTATGTTTATGTGTATTAAGATTAATACTTCCACCAGTTTTTGTAGTTCCGCTGACTTCTAAATCTCCATTAATTAAAATTTTGCCGATATTCAAAGTCAATGTATTTTTATCGTAGCTCCAACTTCCGCCATCAGAAAAAGTTCTTTTTACTTCACTTTCACTACTAGAAGCACCACGCATAGGACAACCAAGCACAACTCCTTGTTCAGGCATTTCTGAAAAGAATAAGCAGTAAACAGTTTGTCCTAGTCCAAGTGTATAATTATCACTGTGGCTTTCAGAATAAGGAACTAACACATTAAGCCAGTCCGTCGTTTTATCGTCATCGCCTTTTAACAGCACTCTTACTTTTCCAGTTTTTGAATCTATCGCACTCACTTCTCCCGCTTTTAATGTTTCAATCAATTTAACCACCTGCCTTATCACTTTTTTGTAACAAAAAAATCACAGCTAAATTAATAACTGTGATTTTAAATATTTTTAAAAAATTATTCTATTTCCAATTCTTTTTCCAAGGCTTCTTGCAACACTTTTGAAAAATTTATATTATATCTTTTTGCTGTTTCATTACGCCAGC